ATGTAGAACTGTTTTCAATAATTAATCCCATGTTTGTTCCGATACCATTTATCTTTACGCGCTCTGATGCAACCACAGTAACTCCAGTATTAGGATTACTTATATCATCCTGGTTCCATTTGTCGGCTGTTACACTAACTGAATAACTGCTTGATACTGGAGATGATGGAGGTGTAAACGTACCACCAAAATCATAGTCAGGTGTAACAGTCAACGTAGTTGATGTATCAGCATTCATCTCAAGATTCAATTCTCTGAATCTCTTCCTCTTCCCAGGTGAATCATAATGGTAATACGCAGTTCTAATAAAAGAAGCTACTTCACCGCCATCAAAGTTATTACCAGAATCCAGCCTTCTAACATAGCCGTCATCAAATCCACCATAGAGAACCTCGAACCCATTAGCGTCCTCAACAGATGCCAAGCAAGTAACCTGGTCTGTCATGGTAAATGGCATAATACCCTGATTCTTCTTATTAATAAAAGTCATTGCCAATCCAGTCTTATCATTGAAGAATATCCTGTATTGGTTCTTACCTCTAACCTTCATAGATCCTACAGTATTCTCTTTCTGTGATTGTATATACGGATCTATCTTATCAGATGCAACAGCTGATTGAAAGTCACCGAAGTACTGCACTGTAAAGAGCGACGTAAGTCCACGATCATCCAAGAAGAATGTCTGATCCATCTTCTGTAGTGTATATGCTATAGCGCCTGCACCAGCATGGAACTGTCTCAAGTCCCAGTCAGCTGACGAAGTACCATATAGCATGTACGCGTTATTTCTTGTAAAGATCGACATCACATTATTAACTTCTGTGGAGAACCCGCTTACATTGTCGCCTACATTAAGCTCTGCTGCCCCAGTTATAACACTCCATTGGTTTGGATATGCTATACTAGAATGTTGAATAGATCCATTTGGATATGAATAGAATAAGTGTAGTTGATGTGCAGCTATATGCTCTGGAGTATCTACTAACATTCCAGTTGGTTGTTTTATAAATACAGTACCGTCCCAAGAGAATCCCTTATCTACAGTATTAACTCCATACATAGTAATACCTGCAGTTTCTCCCCTGAAATTATAAGTAACAAACTCATACAATCCACCAGGATTTAACGTCTGTTCATACTGAGTGCCATCTGCCTTGGCTATAGTTACAGCGGTAGGTTCAGATGCACCATTAACTAAAGCATGTTGAACTCCATTTATCTGTATAGCTTCACTATTTGTCCAAGTTCCTGAATTATCTTTTACAGAAAGGTATCCAGTCACATCATCATCTGGCCAATCACCACTACTAACTCTAACGCTAGTTACTATAGCAGTCTTACCGGAAGATGCTCCAGTAATTGTATCCCCCTCGCTTATCTCTATGGAACCGGTGTCAAACGCAAGCAATGGCATCGTTAGATTTTCATTGTCAACAAATGTTCCAGTTACATTAGTCAATACCATTGTCCCTGCACCACCAGTTTCCCATAAACCATGATATGCAATTCCAGCTAAATCTCCTTGAGCGCCGCCAGCCCCTACTATAGTAGTAGGTGTGCCAACATCTCCAGGTATTGGTTCGCCAGCTGTAGTAGTTCCATCAAAATCTAGCGCTGTTCCAAGATCAACCTCGTCCCATCCAGTTGCGGTGCTCTTATACATTCCAGCAGTAACTGAGCCAGATTTATTCCTGAAGGCATATACATCTCCACTATAGACCCATACACCTAGAACGTCACCCTCTCCGGGGACAACCGAAATAATATCTCTTTGATCCTCTTGTGCGGCTTGAAGTTCGGAAACTAGAGATGCATCTACTGTGGCATCTCTTAATACTGGAGGACCATATGAAAGGCTAGTGGCAAGAACGCCCATTAACCAACCCTAAATACTGACAACTGACCGTAGTGCATTTGAAAATTCTCAGAATTACTTGCATGACCATTCTTAACCTGAGCAAGAATATCTGTGTAAGTGGTGTGTCCTGTGGTATCAATGATGCCAGAAATAGATACCATATTCTCTAAGGTAGCAACTACTCTTTGAACAGCGGCGTCATAACCCGGATAAGTTGCACCAGCACCATCTATATCATGGGCAATTCTGAATGTCCATATTACCGTATCGGTTCCAGTCTGAGCAAAACTTACACCCAGATTGATCATAAAGAATCCTTTATCATATATCCTGATTCTATCATTAGCAAAATCTGCATCTGTTCCCACAGTAGTAGCAGACACACTTCCCGTATCATCAGGGCCATTAGCCCCAACTGAATCAGCATTCCAATCTATTGTTGCGGTCGCTAACGATGCAACTGCTTGACTGGCCGGCGTTCCAGATGGTGAATATATAGTCCCATATCCGCCCATCCCTGACTCTGTAAATTGCCTGACCATCTGAGCAGTAATAGCGCCAGTAGTATTATTAGCAAAACTGGTGCCAGTCAGAACTGATCTTTCTTTTCTTAACGCTGTTGGTGTTCCCATTATCCGTACTCCACATTAAATGCGCTTCCAAACGCGCTATCTTTATTTAGAAAAAACATAGTTTCTCCATCCTCCAGTGTTCCCGTTACAACAGTAAAGTATACATATCCTTCTGCATCTGAATTAGAGAAGGATCCCGCTGATGCATCTCCAGTTACATCCTCAATACTAACTTGCAGTATTGATCCTATAGCCCCGCTAGTCTCGCCTTTTACCAAATCTCCTTTGGAAGGTATTTGCATGTCAAATGCAGTACTGAAGGCGCTATCAAATACAGAGTCCCTAGCAGTACCAACAGTAAAAGGAATCCTATAATAGGTGATCTCAGACGGAAGAGTCTGGCCATCAAATCTTTCATAGCCATCTACTCTTCTATACCTTCCTCGAATATCAATCTCAAAATTCTTAGCAGCTACCAGTTCTCCAGGCTTAAGAGCCAGAGAAGGATCCACCATGTTTAAACCACCTTCAAATGGAAAGTATGTAGACTCTAGTCTACTAGGAGTTATCTGTCTATTAGCAAGCTTGCTCATTCTGTTCTTACCACAAAATTATCTAAGTTCTGAGCAGACGAGAACCTTCTATTCTTCTGTCTTGGTAACTGATCAGCCTCAAGTTTATCTAACAAGTCTTCAAACTCTGCTAATGCTCCCGCCATAATCTCTGGGGCATCCTCGTTCTCTGCATAGTACATCTTAGCCCTTGCTATAATTATCTTGTGAAACCTTGGGGGTATTGCAGATACTTGGGCATCTGTAGTTAGTTCTGTTGGTGTAGCCCAATATTCCGTAGCCATAGTTGATGTTGCACTAGGAGTGGGGTATAGATCTATGCTATTATCTGGTTTAAGAGAATAAACTTCTGGAAGATCCTCTGCAACGGTGCCGTACTTATATATATCTCTGTATTCATTCCATCGCATATATTCTAATATAATATAATCATCAGATGTTTTATCATATACAAAAGAGTCCAACTTCCAATTACCTAAATCAGTTGGAAATCCAGTGTCGCCGGACACCAATGTAGATGTAGCAGTAGTAACCGTGATGGTTGCTTCGCTCCAAAGAAAGTCCCAATCAAACCATCTACTTTGTATATCAAGATCTGCTTGAGCTACGTATCTAACTACAGAAGTTTCTTCTTCAGAAAGAGTAGAGGCGTCTACAGCAGACGGACCAGTCCCAGGTATACCGACATCTCTAGCCATATCTTGGCATAGCACTAAATATGTACTCATTTAAGATTTCCTAATATGTCTGATACTACTGTTTCTGGTTTAATATTAGAAGCGCACATAGCACCTCCTGTTGCATCATCCCTGTAACAAGTGTTAAATCCATAATGTAATTTATGGCATGGGAAACAAAAATCTTTGTAATACTCCGGCTCTAGTGTGGCAGTATTATTCCAATGCTTAGAAAGATTCTCCTTGGATGAATGAGAAAGCATGACTATTTTACGGCAATTTAATGTCGAAGCCGCATTTAGTACTCCAGTTTCCGGCCCTATCACTATGTCACATACATCTAAGAAAGCCAATGTCTTTCGTATAGACCACTTACCTGATTTAGTAATTACTTTCTTTTCTTTTTCCCACCCCATCTCTAACAGCTGGCATAGGTCATCTCCCACAGTTACAAATGAAACATCGTCCCTTTTCAGAAGTATTCTGGATATTACCATATCTGTCCATGGATACACCTTATGTACAGACGATCCAGCTAGAGCCCATAAAATTACATTCTTGGTTTTTATCCTTCTTCTTACATCCCTAGCCCATCTTTTCTCTTTCTTGGTTGGAAAAAATTTAGGAGAGAACTCATATGGAACTTCAGCCCTATCGTGGGTTTCTTCCATGTAATTTTTATTACACTCTTTGTGTATCTCTTCCTTACTCCACCCATTAAATCTTGGATCTGCAGGAACTCTAACGGATTCTCCATTCAACTGCTCAAATCTTGACCCCATTATTAATAGGTTACCCTCTATAGATTCTGATAATTGAACAACCTTATCAAAACATGGGGACATTTTTTCCCAGTATTCTAGAAGCCTATTAGCTGGAACCTGATCAGTCTTCTGAACAAGTAACTCATCTATGTTTGGATCACTTTCAGATATCTCTGCACCGCGCTCGGTTACATTTAAACATACCCTGTAACCCTGCTCTTTTAGTCTTGGAAATATGGACGATGTTTGAATCATATCTCCAAACCCACCGTATCTAACAACACACGCTGTCTTTACTTCTCTTTTACCCCCAAAATCTTCAGGGATAAAATCTTCTACTTCCTTTTTAGGAACGTTTATTATATTCACTAATACTTAAAATTCCAAATTCCATGCACCAACCTCATTACCCTCAACATTAACCATGTTGTTAGAGCGTCTCTGTGACGCCATAAACTCTCTTCCTCTCTCTCCACCACCAGACATCTGGTCCATAGTTAGATAGCCTCGGCCCTTCCAATTATCATGTCCGTATGCTTCTTTAGGAGAAGTCGGTTTGGTTCGCCCATACAAAAACGCATCAACTTCATTTATATACTTAGCCATAATTCCTCCAAAGGATTGGGGGAGCCGTAGCCCCCCCTACCTTATTTATTAGTCAAAAGTAAATTTACCACGTGGAGTGGAAACTGACTTATGAACTACCCCTATAGGCATCTGGTTCGGCCCATGCGAGTTTAATGCAAGTGATGCTAAAGTCTCACCACTTACATTTTCAAGCGAGGATAAACCATTCTCGGGTATTTTACCACTTGCAGTGTGTTGTGCCCTTGTTAATTTTTCAGCCATAACATACCTCCTAATACCACGCAACAACAACATACGGATAACCAATACCAGCCTCAGTACCAGAATCCACCCCAACAACTGGAGTGCATTCTATCTGAGTATCGGCAGGTAAGGCCTCATCAATAATAGCATCCGTATCGTTTTGGATATTGAATGTATCAGTTAATGCGGTTCCATCCGTTATATTGAGTTTGCAGTAAGCGTCTGCATCACCAGTAGTTCCAACTTGAAATGATGCTTCCGTGCTATCACAAGCAAACGTTTCCGTTACTTCAATGCCGACATCAACAATGGTTCCCTTTTTACCCGTTGGCCCCTTAAAGGAAAAAACGGTAGGTGTTCCATTGCCCATGTCTTGAGCAGCGCCGGACTCAATACGAGTCCATTTTTTGTCTGAATAACTCATAATGTCCTCCTATGCTGCGCTGTCCCAAATCACAATACGTGACTGGGCTGCTTGTGTGTGTGTAATACCGAAGCCACCTAGATAGTACCAGGCAATTCCACGATCACGTCCATAATCACCAGGGATTTTACCCCTGATTTCTTCTGGAACAGCAACCGCTTCTGCTACAGTATCCTCGCCAAAGAAGAACGCCCAATCTGACAAACCATTAGTCCAGGCAGTAGCGGCTGTACCGATACTTCCTTTAGACTTATGAGTCTGCTCAACAAAACGTACTCCTTCATACCGACCTATCTCACCATTCATGATCATTCGGAAACCCTGATCAACATACTGCTTGATCCCTTCCAAATTATCTTTCATCGTTCGATAAGTTGAGGGCCATGCAATTGAGTAATAGTCATCGCCTGTATAGGCGGGTATATTACGCTCTTTCATCTCATCAACAATTAGCTTCACATGCGAAGTTCCTAATGCAACATTATTGGTGAGTGTAGCCGTACCATTGGTAGTTAACGTAATCGCCGTTAAACTTGTACCAGCAGTAGGAACAACACGCAATGCTGCTGCATTGAACTGTGTAGCCGCTAAATTGTCGAAGGCCTTCTTGGCGTCGGTCTTCAATACTTTCCGAATTACTTCGGCCACAGGTTGCTCAGAGAGATCGTCTAATTTACCTGTCCACGGTACGCTGTTACCAGCTTCCGTAATGGTCATAGTTCCCTGAGAAATAGTGAACGAGGTTTCCGGGATAGTATTGGTCTCAGTTAATGTAGTACCTTGGGTACCAACATCACTGAACACGTTCCAATGGAATGTATCACCACGATGTAACCCTTGATGGGCTGCATCTTTGACATCGCAGAATTGTCTGAATTTGACAATCGGCTGCACTGCCATTCTTAGCTGACGGCTAAGATTTAGTGCATACATATAACCACCGGAGGTGTTAACTGACCATACTTGTCCAGCCATTTTACATACCTCCTTTAGAAGTTATAATACTTGGCCGCGCTGCTCCTTCATTTCTTGTATAATGTCGGTGGGGTTAGTTGAAAAACTTTCCTCATCCGGCATACTAGAAGTAGCGCTAGCCGCTTTAGGCTGCTTTACAATCCTTTGTTTGCGTACAGCCCTAGTATTGTCGCGGGTTAGTTTAGTATTGTCTCCAACCCACTTGCGCGTATACTCAGCAGATTCCTTTATAATCTGACTTGGTGTCCATTCTGGATGTTCCTCCATAAGGATGACCGTCTGATTATCAGCAATTGCACGTAACTCAGGAACACCGGCTATATCTGGATACCCTTCCTGAAACTCATGAATAGCATCTTCAAGAGATTTATTATAGGCCCACCGTTGTTGCCTTTCCTGTTCCGCTTGTCTTTGCGCCATGGCCCTTCCCAGGACCTGATTTACAACCTCTTCAACATTCTGGGTGGCAGGTTCCCTGCGCCCTCTATCAGTCAAGGTTTTAAATAATTGTGTGGCTTTCGCCGCATCATCTTGGTAAAGAGCATCGTGATATTCCTTAACTAAGTCCTGATCATCTTGCCCTTCTTGTGCCGCTTCCTGTGTGGGTGGCGGCTGTTGCCTGGCAGCTTGTTGCTGCTTCAGCTGTCCAACATATGCATTCAACTGCTCCTCACGAGCCTGAATTTGTCTTCCATATGCTGCTGCATCTTCAAAGCGTTTTTGTGACGCCTTATCTTTTTGGTGAGACGATTTCAGATCATCAAATGGTACTGATACTTCCTCACCATCTACTTTTATTTTAGTAAACCACTTACCTGATTCATTCCAGATAGGGGCATCTCCAACAACTTCAACT